TTGTAAATCCCGCCACTTGCACCTTTATAGTAGTCAGGTGGCATCAAGAAAGTAGGAGCGGCATCTTTTACAACAAACCTACCCAGTTCTATAGGGCTTGTTAGCTTGTCCTTACCCTTCCCGTATATGCACCCCTTGCACCCAGCAGGGTATTCTTTGGCAAACTCCGCGCAACTGTGTGGGCCTTTTATGTTTGCTGCTTTGCGCTCCACTGCATGGTGGTTGTAGTCAGGGTGCCCCTTCGATAACTTATGTATTGCCGTGGCGCTATCTTCGCAGTGGTAAGCAATAGACAGCGCGTGGAACCACATGGGTTCGGGTAGAGTCTTACGGTTCTTGAAAGCGTACAGGAGCTGGTTGCAACCCTGCTCACCCTTCTGCATTATCTTTTGGAACGAACTCTTGCTATCCGTTCTGTACGGAGCGTCTTCTGCTAAGAGCGCCTCCAGTGGGTCGTTACTTACCCTCTCATGCTTGTGCTTAACTGGAGCAATTTCAATAACTGCATCCTCGTCCACACCCAAAGCATCTCGTATCACCTTTACATCAATGGGGTCGCGCTTGCGTTTTACAACTACGGGACTAGGAGGATCGTTCTTTACATTGAATGTTCCCGGTACCCGTAGGATACGCGCCGCGTCAAACACCTGACGATCTACATAAAACTCTTGCGTTGCACACACTTGCTTTAGTTGGTCAGCTATAGGCAGCCATTGTGCTTTAGGTAGTTCTTCAGTAAGCGCCCAGTAAGCATGTACTCCATTGCCTGAATCTACTAGCGTAGGAGCAGGGAGATCAATCAAGTCACAGAAAGCTGTGAGAGCTTGCAATGCTTTTTTCTTAGTAGCGTAGCCTTTGGGTTGCCCAGTACTCTTGTCTAGCTCTGTGGCTTTGTCTTCACCGCAGTCTATGTCTAGCCAGAAAGATTGGAAGGACTCCGCGTTAACTGCTGTACGACCTCCACCGGAGTCTTTAGGCAGTGGGGCAAGATCGCTAAACTTAGCTAGGCCGAAGTAAACATGTTTGCCCGCCGCTGCAAAGTCATCGAAGTAACTTTGTAATTCTTCTCTGCTCTGGGTAAATTTTGTAACGATACTTGGGTTGCTAACGGGGGGGATGCCAACGGCACAGTACCACCCTCCCTGTGGAACGACGTAATCTATTAGTTGAGAATTCTCCATATTATTTTTCTTAGGGGGCACGAAACCCCCAAGTCCTCTCGGTAAAAATGAAGCCCTATCGGTTAAACGTAGGAGGCTAGTAAAGTCCTAACAGCACTGGTTAAATCAGGGTGCGGCTCGTGCGTACCCTGAAACCAGTTATAAACAGTCTGTCGGCTTACTCCCAACTGAGAGGAAACTTCGGCTACAGGTATCTCTTTCTTAATGCATACCCTGCCAAGCTTGACTCCCAGTAAGGATCGGCTTGCCTGTTTATTCAAACTACTGAGACGTGTTGTGTATCCGTAGCTCATTAGTCATCACTTCCCCACTCGTCAATAACATCAGACAAGTCATCGTCAGCGGGAGGAGTTTCAGTTTTCTTCTTGGGGCGTTTGACAGGCTCTTCGGCAACAGCTTCTTCAACCGGGCCAAATATATCGTCTACGCTTTCTTCCGCTTCGTCCGAGGTGTCTCCTTTAGAGAAGCCCTCTTCTGATTCAAACGGGGAAGGTGCGGAGTAAGGTATGTACTTAATAACTTGTACACCACGGATGCGTAAAGACACACCAGTGTTAGCCATTTTGTACGGCACCAGCTCTACAGCTAGGTTAATAGTACTACCAGTGGTAAGGAGAAAATCGTCATCAAGGCGTTTATTATCGGCATCAAACTGTGCCGGTATCCCTGTAGGACGATCCCCAAAGGTTGCTTTGATGTTAGCTTTACCTACTACAGTACCGTCATCTTGCTTCTCAAAAGGTACGGTAAACTTAGCAGCCCACGACTTATCTCGCTTGGCGTTGTACGCTTTGGTCATAGCTTTGTGAAGGTCTTTAGCTTGGTCAGTAGACATAACAAAAGACAGCTCATACTTTGCTGCATCATCAGTGGCTAAGCACGGCACAGTTTTACCATTCTCACCTGCGCTCTGGTCAAACCGGTAAGGCTGGTCTAACCGGGGGTATTTTGCTTCGATTCCTTTAAGGATATAACTTTCGTTTTTCATATTTGCACTCGCGTTAAAAAGGTTATTTACATTAGCGTCGGCCAGTATCAGCCGAGTTAGGTTCTCTTGCTCATCCTCAGATACAAGGCTGGCTGGTTTGAAATACATGCTGCGTCTACTTGTGCTATCCGCAAAACGTATCTCGGTACTTACAGTGTTGAGTTGTTCCCCATTGTTCTTGAGGAATCTTTTGTATTCATACAGGCCCATAGCGTTTGCAGCCTTACTGAATAAACTCCCTCCCGCAACTCGTAACTTACTCACTGCATACGTATTGTTTAATACCAACTTAATCTCGGTAAAAAACTTACATTCTTTAGCACGTTGCCCCGTTATATTCCTTGGGCAGTCAATGCACCTATTACTTTGTACAGTCTGTGCTGGTACTGTGCTATCAGGTAACTGTGTGTCTAACGACCAACACTTCAGCTGCCCGTACTTAGAGTAGTAGCTGCGTGAAAGAATCCCGTCATCTACTATGTTAACTTTTATAGCTTTAGTAATTTCTCCGGTAGCTTTGTTGACGAAGAAGTTATCATTTGTAGTAAGCAGCGTCACTTGGGCGTTGGTTTACGCACGGAGATGCTGTACCTATTCTTAGCCTGTAGCCCAACAGGGGTAACGTCTGGGTTGTCTGCTAGAAATTCTTTCATATTACCGTTGTGTATTCTCTTCTCTAGCAAGTGCAGGGCATCGTTGTCCTTAATGAACCTGTGCATCTGCTCCCAATCGCTTGTCCAGAAGTTAGATACAACCCTCCTAGTAACCGTGCCTGCTGCGGTCTTTAAGCTATCTATGTTCTGTTCTTCGCACAACTCAAGCATACTGTCGGCAATCTTATTTTGAATGACTTTAAGTTTCTTTATCTGTTCTTCTTTCTCTTGAACAGCGTCGCGTATTCGCATGTAGTCGCTGGTCATTTGATCTGCTGTTAGTTTTTTCATAGCACCTCCAAAAAGGGAAGACCATTCTAGCAGGGTGTTTTACATTGTCAAGCGTCTAATTCCTGCCTGTACAAATCAATTACTTTATTGTGGTTGGTGATGTTGTTTTGGAGCATGGCATACAGCCGGTCTTCTACCCCACTACCCCTTATGTGTATTATAGCCATAGGGTTGTGCTGCCCCGGACGGTTGATGCGAGCGTTGGCTTGCAAGTATGTCTCTACGCTAGTAACAGGAGCGTACCAAATAATGGTGTTGGCAGCTGTTAGAGTAAGCCCATGTGATGCGGCCTGTGGCTGTATAATAAGAACGTGAGGGTCGGGCTTCTCTTGAAAGTCTTTTATTATTTCTGCCCTCTTGTTGACTGATACCTTCCCTGATATGACGGCACAGTTTATTTTGTTCTTAGTAAGGAATTCCTCAAGCAGATTTATAGTGTGCGTGAAAGGCACGAAGACCAGAACTTTGTGGGAAGACTCATCAATAGCTTCCTTTACTACTTTCAAACGGTTGCTTACATCGAACTGGATAACTTCTCCTTCGTCCGTGTACACAGCACCCCCTGATACTTGTAGAAGTTTGTTGATGTTTGTAGCTGCGTTAACAGAGGTAACAGATTCACCATCAGCTACCATCATCATCTTATCTTTGAGTATCTTGTAGTAACGATTTTGCTGTGCCGTTAGGGGCGCGTCTCGCTCTACGTAAGTAACATCAGGAAGGTCTAAGCATTGGTCACGCTCAAACCTAATAGCGGGTTGCAGGGCAGTGTGTACTGTCTGATCAGCATCCGGCTTAGGTCGCCAGATAAACTGAGTTACCTTGTACATAACCTTGTCTCGGAACGCCCCGAAGTACTTAGGCACACCGGCTGGGTTAATGAGTTTGCCTAAACCAAACGCATCCACTGGAGATTGTGCTGCTGGAGTACCCGTAAGCATCCAGACCCATGGCACATCAGCAACTATGGAGTTAAGTATTTTCCACCGGTTAGTCTGGGCATTCTTGTAGGCGTTGGCTTCGTCTACTACAACTAAGTCAAATCCCCCGTTCATAATCTCGTCTTTAACTACTGCCACTCCATCGAAGTTTATAATGACAAACTCGGAGCCAGCGTTAATGATCTTGCGCCGTTGGGCTGCTGTGCCGTGGGCTACAGAGCAAGACCGGTGCATCGCAAACTTAAACAAGTCCTGTTGCCATGCCGACTTCATAATAGACAGCGGGGCTATAACTAAGACTCGATTTATGTCCCCTCGATTCATCAGGTAGTCAGCGGCCCAAATAACACTAGCTGTCTTACCCGTGCCTTGTTCGTTAAAGCAAAAGGCTTTCTTGTGTATAGTTAAGAAGCTGGAAGTAGTGCGTTGGTGGTCAAAAGGTTTGTACTTACCCACCCATGTATAGTCCCGTTCTATAGGGGATGGCACGTCTTTAACTTTCAAACGTGCCAAGGTCTGTGCTTCTTGCAAGCCCCAGTGCACCGCTATTTTAAATACACCATCTACTTCGCTGAGTATCTTGTACTTCTTTATGTTCTCAGTAATGAGATGCGGGCGCTTTGTTTTTAATACTATGGCCTTGTTGTCTACTACTTCCATTGGTTATCCTTTGTCTTTAACTGCCCTCTGCAACTTAAGGTGCATTCTTTTAACTTCAATAAGTCCTTGTGGTATATCTATTTGGCGTGAGCCGTGTTTAACCAAAATCTCTCTTACGTAAACATCAGTTAATGCTCCCCTGTTGTGCCTACTCCTAGCTATTTCTTTTTCTCTGTCGTACCCGTCAACACGCACCTGCAAAACTTTTTCTGGGTTTTTCCTCCTCCACTTGGCAGCGGCAGCTCTAGCTCTTTCTGGGTTTCTCCAGTAGCTAGCACGATTTTGTTCCTTGAGTTTAGCTACTTTTTCAGGGGGTAGGTTCACCCTTCTACGACGCTTTTTAGTTTCTTCTTTGTTTGCCTCATATCTAATTTTCCTGTATGCGGCATTTTCAAGTTTGTGCGCTTCGTATACTTGGCGGAAGCATTCTCTACACTTGTGTGTATAACCGACAACACCACGCCTATTCGCACCCCTAAAAAACTCTTTAGTAAGCGGGTGTGTTTTACCACACCCGCAGCATCTTCTTGTTTGCACCCTACTAGTTATCCTTTGAATGCAAGAAGTTTATCTTAAAGTCCTCGTCCTTACGCAAGCCATGATAATCAAGCTGTACTTTAGCTGAGTTAATCATCTTGCCTGCTAAATTAGAGATTTCCTTAGCTTCTTTGTGCGCTATGTCACCACCTCGCAACGCTTCGAACACTTCGGATAACTTGTTACGCAGGTCGTCTACGTTATTTATTTTAGTCTTACTTTTTCGTGCAGTCATATTGCTCCCTCCATAGGGGTTTGGTTTAAGTTACTTCGGTTATCTTTTACGTGGTTTTACAACACCACCTTTCTTAGCCTTCTTCATTGCACCTGTTTTAGTACGAGGGAAAGATGAGTTGTCGGCCTCGGTCTTAACCGATAGGTTACTAGGTGCGTTACCTCCTCCCTTAGAGATAGGAGTCTTGTGGTTAACATGCTTCCCGTCACCCTTAGACACTACACCTTTGGCAGTTAGTGTGTTGCGTGCAGCGTTACGTACTGCACGGTTCTTCTTTTGCTCCGCTGTACCTTGGTACCTAGCGTACTCAGCTTTGTAGTCTCTTGGCTTTCTCATTGTTTATCTCCTGTTGTGTTCACAGCTAGTAACCGGACAGTATGCACACAGTGGGCCATCCACCGCGTTCCATACCTCTGTTTGTTCTGCTA